CGGATAGCTGTTCCATAATATAACTCCTATAAATTAAAAAGACTCACTTTGCGTGAGAATCATCATCATACTATTATGTATGAGTTTTGTCAAGCATATTTGTGGTATACTTGAATTATCTGCCAACTTGTTGCAGATATTTTGCCTTGGTTTCTTCCCAACTTAAATATATTAATGAGTCGTAGAATAAGGTATCATACGATACCTTATTTTGTTTTTGCAATTGACGGATACGTCCTTTTGCATATTTTGTTTTCCAAATATTTGCCAATGATTCTTCACTTGTATCAAAAGATTTAACCAAGTCTGCATCACCAATTTCTTTACGGAGAAACTCATTTGTATTATTATACAACGGAGAAAAGTAAATACCACGTTGATGTTCTGTACGAATCAGTTCTTTTGGTATTTTAAGTTTAGAATATGCATAGTTTAGTGACCTGTTTTTGTGGTCACGTTTCAATGGAAGTCCTTGCGGGTTCTTTGCGGCCCACCATTCAAAATATTTTCTTGGTTCATTTTCTTTAATCCAATCAAATACCATGTTGCGAGTAGAACGTGAAGGCTCAAATGCAACTGATCCACTAGAGAATCCCATTTTCTGCCAATGTTCCAAACCATCGTATTGAGATAACCCGTTGGCTTTGGTTTTTCCATAGAGTGACGTTGTAGTAACGCCAACAAGAGTGTCTCCATATTTTTCTTTCCAATCTTTCTGTACTGTATCTGCCAAACACAAAAGTGCAAGTAATTTACCACCCATATAACTATAACCTAGTGGTTGCAACGGAACGATAGTGGAACCAATCGCCGTGTGATTAATCATACTTTGCTGTGTCTTAACATCTCTTGACCATCCAATTGCGTTATCCCTTGGTGTAAGGTCTAGAAAGTCGGATGAGATACAGATTACACCAAGATATTTGTTTGTGACTTTATCTTTGACTGTGTAAAAAAGATTACGGCCAATATTAGAATTATTCTTCATTGTAGAAGAAAAAGTACGAACTGCATTCCAAGTTTCTGCTAGTGGTCCGTTGGACAATTCAAGTACTGGTTGTAACTTTTCATAATCATCAGGTGATTTCGGCATCCAAAAGTTTTTCTTAACTTCTTTAATGATTTTTTCTTGTTCAAGATTAACCATTTGTAGCTCTTCGCCGTACAAAGTGGAAACACTCTCAACAGGATAACGTTCTTTGACTTCACACCATTTCTGATACAATGTGTATTCTTTAACGTCCATCTTCGACGCATAAGACAAATCTTCAATGAGAATTTTCTTTAATTCATCCGTGTCAATATGTTCATGTGTTGGATTACTTTCTTGCCAATCAGACCATTGCTTTTCTACAGAATCAATTTTTGTTTTTGACATTATTTTGTTTCATCATATTAATATAGTTAGCTTGTGCCTTGGCCATATTTCTGATGGTTTTATTACGTTTATCCATGCCTGATTTCAATGCCAAGGGTTTTGCAAGATCAGTATACACTATTCCGTTCATGTGGTCAAGCTCATGTAGAAAACATCTTGCGGATATGCCAACATACTTTGCTGTATGGTATTCTCCAGTAAAGTCTTGATAACCTACGGTAATTTCTTTTGGTCTTGTGATACGCAATCCCAAGAGTGGGAAAGACAAGCAAGCCTCCATCATATGTTCTTCACCTTCTGTTTCTAACAATACAGGATTAAAGAATGCAACATAATCATCTCCTGTACCCATTACAAATACACGATGACTAAAACCACATTGGTTTGCTGATAAACCATAACCATTATTCTTTTTGCAAGTCTCAACCAAAGAAGATGCAAATTCATTTGGGTTTACAGATGGATTTTCAAAATCAAATTCAGGAATAGCCTGACGTAAAATTGGATCATTTTCATCAACCAATTCAAAAGTTTTAATTTCAGGAATTGATTGTATTGGTGCAGATACTGCACTTGTATCATAAACAAAAGTATCACTCATTTTATATTCCTTATTTCTCAATTAAACTAAAATTATTTTTTTTCACAAACCGAATAATCGATCTAAACTTATCAAACAGTTGGTCGCCTTTGTGGGAGATAACAAAAATATTTGTTTCATTTCCCATCTCATACATCAACTTTAAAAACTCATCTGTACCAACAGCATCAAGACTAGAATCAAAAACTTCATCCAGTATTAGTAGATTGGTATTTGTAGAGTTCTTCATTTTGGCAATTTGTCTCCATGTGAACAGTAATGCTAAATCAATACGCATCTTTTCGCCTTCAGAAAAGTTGGCGTAACTAAATTCATCACGGTGCCGAGATTTAATTGTTTCCTCAAAGTTCTCATTCAAGTTGAAGTTAACAAAAAAGTCCATTGCTTTCAAATACTTATTCACCAATTTATTGATGATTGGCAAATACTGTTTGATGATCTTGGTCTTTATGCCATTATCTTTCAACAAAGACGCAGCATAATCATGGTAATGTTTATCTATGGACAACTGCTCTTGTTTTGCCAACAAATTAGCTAATTCAACTTTGAGTTGTTTTAATTTTTCATTTTCTTCCAACAAGTTTTCTTTTCGGTCACTCAACTCTTTAATTTCTTTGTTCAACTTTGTAATATAATTGTTAACAGAAGTAATTGTGGAGTTATGCTTAACGATCTCATTGTTGTGTTCTGTGATGTGTTTGGATATAGCCAATATCTCTGTCAGTCTAGCTTGTAACTTTGTATACTCATCATCTAGCTCTTTCAACGCATCTTTCTTTTGATTTGTTTTTAGTACATTTTCTTCAATCTGTTTTGCTTTGAACTCATCCGCAATGTGTTGTTTACAAGTTGGACAATTATCATTATTATGATAGAAAACAAGTTCTTTGCCAAGGTTGGCGATTGATGATTCTACTTTTGCCTCCAATTGAAGTAATTTTTTACTCTTATTTTCAACAACGGACCTATCATCAATCTTCTTTTGCAATGCATCGATGTGTTTTTGTATCAATGCAATATCTTTGTTTAGTTTTGCAATGTGATCTTCATTTGTTTGAAGTTCTTGTTTTTTATTAACAATTTCTTCTTCATTGTTTTTCTTATGTTCTTCAATGTTTTGCTTTTGCATCTCAATCTTTTCAGATACGGATTGCATAGCATATTTGTTTTCAGTTGAAGAATCTTTAATAACAGACATTCTCTCTTTGATCAATCCATTCATTGACGTAAAGATTTGAATATCTAAAAGTTCTTCAATAATAGTTCTGCGGTCAGCAGGAGTTAACTGCATGAATGGAACAAAAGAAGCCGAACCAAGAATAACAATTTGTGTAAAAGACTTATAGTTAAACTTGAGAATCGACTTCTCCAAATAATCTTGATAATCTTTTGCTTTGGCATCTTGATTAACTAAAACACCATTACAAACAATTTCAAACTTATTAGGCTTAATCCCACGTACAATCTTGTATGATTTCTTACCAATAGTAAACTCCACCTCAACTACAGTATCTGTATTGTTAATTGAGTTTACAAGGTTTGGTTTGTTAATTTTGCGAAATGGTTTACCAAATAGTGCAAAACACAATGCATCCAAGATTGTACTTTTACCTGCACCATTGTTGCCAACGATTAAGGTATTTTGTGACCTATCAAGTCTAACTTCAGTGAAAGAATTACCTGTACTTAACAGGTTCTTCCATCGAATTGTTTGAAATTTAATCATCTAGATTTAAGCAGGTTGTTGTAGTTGTGCCTGTGCTTGTTGAATTACGTTGTCAATTACACGGCGACTCATCTTATGTGGCATTTCATCCAATGCAGCCAAAATTGCATTAACTTCTGACACTTTCAATGTCAAGTTAACAGATGGTTCTGGTTGTTGTGTTTCTTTTGGTGTAACGTCTTGTACATTTTCGGTCATAATTTTTCCTTTAAGTTTGTTCTAAGTTCAATGCTTCAACATAAAGTTCTTGCATCATCGTTTTGAGTTTATTATTATCGATACCTTCATTATCAAGAGTATCGACATACTTATTAATGATAGTAATAGTATCCTCAGCTTCATCTATTCTATCATCATCCACACCTTCTGTCAAGTCAATTGTATCTTCAACAATGGTAATATCAATAGGATTGACATTATAAAGTTTGTTCATAAATTGATCAAACAGATATGGATTGGTTTTGTTTACTACCACAACTTTAACATATGTGTTGGTATATGCACTCACATCTTTGTTGTTAATCTCTTTGATTGTTTCAGACTTGTCATCATAAACAATACGATTAAACATTGTGTTTGGATTTTGTATAAAAGTTAGTTCTTTACTATCTAGGTCAAACAAATGAAATCCTCTTGGGTCACCATAATCTTGCCATGTCAACTGATATGGATTACCAAGATAGTAAATGTCGTTTGCATCAGATTTGTGGTGATAATGTCCACTAAATGTAAATTCAAACTTGCGGAACAAGTCACGGCTTAGGCCTTCTTCAGAAGTCATACCACGGTGCATTGTAAATCCAGCAATCTCAAAATGTCCCATGCAGATAGATGCTTCTGTTTCCTTCAATGTCTGCATAGAATCATCATAATTCTCTGGACATATCCACGGCATCATACAAATTTTATGTGGACCAACATATATCTCAGCTGGACTATCGATAACATTGATATTGCCATATTCTTGCAACAACAAATCTGCCGAGTTCACATCATTCGTATTTTTGAAATATGTATCGTGATTTCCTGCCAACATATGTACTTCAATGCCGCGGCCAAATAATTGATCAAAGAACATTTCTTTTGCACGTTTCAATGAATAGAAATTAATGTATTTGCGGCGATCAAATGTGTCACCAAGAATCAATACAGTTTGGATACCATTTTTATCTAATGCTGGAAAGAAAGTTTCTTTGTAAAACTTTTCATAATAATCCAAAAAATGTTGAGAGTCCGATCTAGCTCCAAAGTGCTGATCCGTTATTATCGCAATTTTCATATTCGTACATTACTCTATCTGTTAACCTAAGAACCCGTTTTCTATATTCAAAATTCAATAAACCAGACTTTTGTCCTTCTGCGTACGGCGGAGTTTTGCCCCTATCCGTATATTGCTCAGAAGTCAAATCTATAATCCTATTATCATTATCCATAACCCACCAATGCCAAATATCTTGGTCATCCTTAGCACGATACATGTGTAAATGCCTGTGACCAAATATTTTATAAAGAGAACCAGATGCATTATGGCAATGACCAAAAGTTGGATTGGTCATATTTAATTTCCACCATTTTTTTGGTAATAAATCTGGTGTTAGGTTTCTTTTTATTATGGATGAAACCTTAAGCAGGTTATCCTCATTATAGTCTAACAGACTCATAATGTCAAGTGTTTTCTTCGGTATTAATCTTTTCTACTTCATCCTCAAAGAAAGCCTCAATACCTTTTGGTTTCTTTGCAGCTTTCTTGTCGTACTTTTTCTTTAATTGACTTTCTTCGTAAGTCTCAATAAAATCGGCAATGTTTTCATACAACTCAAATTGTTTTGTTGAACCACTATCTAAATCAGTCATTTCAAAATCATCAAGTACACCATGATGTGCAGTTGATTTATATTTTATATACAGTTGTTTCTTTTCTTTTTGGATACGTCTAAGGAAAGCATAGTAAATAATCTGTGTGAAGTAAGCAAACGGATTTGATGACTTATCTGGATTAAAGTTCTCAAAGTACATTAAACAATTTTCAATACCATCAGATATCATTTCTTCTCTGTAACTATATCCAATAAAGTTTGGTTTGTGTGATAGTCCTTCGGCAATTTTCATCCAGCAATCACCAATATAATTTGGTATTGGTTCATCTGGATTAGTTTTCTTACGCTCATTGTAAGCAATAAGTTCATTGAGGAAATCTTTGTTGTTAATGTAGTGTTTGGTGCTCATTCATTTATACCATAATAATTGTTGACAAAAGGGCTTGACAGATGATAGTATCCCGGTGTTGATGTTTAAAGTTAATGTATTACCTTTTCTTCTGGATCTAATTCTAGGAAAGCTTGGATCATTAATTGCTTCATATTTATTTCCTCATCATCAATGAAGAATTTCTCCATCGCTTCTTTATATTTTATAATAAATCCTTGATTTGGATTTACCATATAAAGAATGTCGTCTTTTGATAGTTCAACTTCATTGTTTTCTAATAGTGATTCAGGCAGAAAAAATGTCATTATAACTCTTGCTTGTCCGTTACGAGATTGAAACTCAAAGATCATAGGTTCAGAAATTTTCAATGTATCACCATTGTCTTGAACTATTCCAATCAAATCTTCACCCGATTGTAATCTTATAATTCTAACTTCATCAGCAATCATTTTTTCAATCCAATCTTATAAGTTTTAAAAGAGAACTTCTCTTCATTATATATCTTTGCTCTTTCAACAAAATGTCTAAGAGTAAAGTTCATATGTTTTTTCCATCTTAAATCATCGGCAATATCATAAAGTGTTGCTTTTTCTTTTCCTTCAGACTGCC